GCTTGGTGCCTTCGTAGAGGGTGGTGGTCATACTGCGGGTTCTCCTTGCAGGTTGTCAGTGGTAGCGGGCGTTTCGATGCCAGCCATGGGGGATGCGCCGTCATCCGGCACGGGTGGGAAAGTCGGTGATGTGTTCGCATTAACCTGCGGCGGTGGGCCTGGCGGCAGCTGCGGCACGCCAGCGGTGGGAAAGTTCGGGTCGTCGCTGCGCTCGGGGCGCACGTAGCCCGCGCCCTGCATGATGGCGTCGGCCACGGGGGCAATCTGGGGCATCTGCGCCACCTGGGAGCCTGCCTGCATGGCGCTGAATGCCGCCTGCACGCCGGTCTGCACCGCCTGGGCCATGATCTGCTTGATCTGCGCCTCGCTCACGCGCTCCTTCATGTCCAGCTCGCGCGATTTGAGATCGTGGCCAGCCTTCATCAGCGCCTGCTCCACGGCATCCTTGATGCGCTGCTCCACCGCCTCGGGCGTTTCCTGCTGGCTAGCCGCGCGAATGGCCTCCACCACGGCGCGCTTGAATGGCACGTTCATGAGGCTGACCATGAACGGCGTGATGGCGGCCTGGTAGTTCGGCGGCAGGGATTTGACCGTCTCGCCCATGGTCTTGAGCTGCTGCGCGCGGTAGGTGGTGCTGCTGGGCACTTCTTCCAGGCCCACCTTGAGCATGGTGCGGCTCAGGTCGTTGGACAGGTACTGCAGGCCCGTAGCCGGGTCCACCTCAGGCTTGTTCAGCTCGATCACCCGATCCTCGGTCACACCGTCCTGGCCCTCGATGGTCACGGTGCGGTGCTTGGTACCCCAATCAGCAATGATGAGCGCCATCAGTATCTCGCCCACCCGTGCGCGGGCTGAACGAAAGTTCGCCATCAGCGTGCCAAGGCTCTGGTTGGTCTGCTCCACCTGCGTTTGCTCTTGGATGCCGCTGGTGGCGGTACCGCTCTTGCCCTGGAAACCGCTGGTGATGACGCTCACGCGCTCGATGGCCAGGCGCGCATCCTGCAGCAGCTTGAATTGCTGGTCGTTGAGCTGGAAATCGCGGTGCACCTTGAACACGGCACCGGGCTGGGCCATGTGGTCGGCATCCAAAACAATGTCGGCATCGGGCCGGGCAATCTGCTGGCGAAACTGGGCATCGCTCATGGCCACGGCGCCCTTGGTGCGCTCGGTACGCACCACGCTCATGCCCCAGCGCAGCTTGGCCGTGCCACTGTTCACGCTGTCCTGCTGGTAGATCATGCTGCGGGCATAGCCGTAGGGCACGCCCGTGCGGTCCTCGCGGAAAGCCACAAACGGCACGTAGGGGAAAAAGCGGTGGCTGTACGGGCTCGGGCCATCGTGCAGCTTGTGCGGGCCCAGCCAGTAGGACATACGCATGCGCGCAATCGTGGCCACCGTCACCTTGCTGGCGCCCGTGGTCACGGCGTAGAGGTGGGCGGGGTTGTTTTCGTCAAACTCCACCACCCGGCCGTCCGGGCTGGTCAGCACGGGCACCTGCTCCCAGCGCCGGTACCAGAGCTCGGTCAGGCACAGCTCGCGGCGGGTGGAGTCGTACCAGCGCGATTCCTCCACCGTCCAGCCACGCGCCTCGTTCCATGCGTTCTGCAGCCCAGTGGATGACCCGCCATCGAGCGCCTGCATCACGGTGGTATCGCCCCACCACTGGGAGCCATGGCGGCCGCACAAGCGAATCACCTCCTTGTGCTTGGGGAAGGCGGCAATGATGCGCTCGGGGCGCAGCCAGCGAGAGCGGCGCAGCCAGCGGGATTTCTCCAGCAAGGGATCTTCGGCGTTGCCTTGCATATCCCAGTGGATCTCATTGCGGTGCACGGGTGCGCAGCGGTACGGGTACTGGAAAGGGTCGCTCTGCTTGCTTACCTCTACCCAGCCAATGCCCACGGCGGCCTGGGAGCGGAAGGCGTCGCCGCAGGCTTGGTCGGCGCGGCTGGCCTTCTCGGCCTGGTTGAGCTCATAGCCCAGGGCGTCTGCCACATCCTGCCCGCTCGGGCCGGAATCGGGGGACACACGCCAGTCGGTGCGCGTGCTGGCCTCGTAGCCTGTCAGGGCGCGCAATGCTGGGCCCATCAAGTCCTCCACAGCAGGGGGGATGCCCACGGCGGCCTGCTTTTGCAGCAGCTCGCTGTTGAGCTGGTTCCCGTCCACGTAATCCATTTCCTTGTCAGCGTTCGTGCGCCATGGGGCCTGTTCCTCGATCTCGCGCAGGATCTCGATGTACTCGGGCAGAGTCATTTCCACGGGGAAATCCTCTGGGTCGGTAGTGCGGTCGGTGTTGGTCATCATGGTGTGGCCTTACAGGCGCCAGTCGGGCGGTGGTGGTTCTTCGTATTGGCTGCGCTGGCTGTTGGGCGCGGGAATGCCTGAAATGAACGTCATGGCCACGGCATCGCCATTGTCGGGTGAGCGGCCCAGCATTTCCCTGATTTCGTCCTTCTCGCGCATCTGCAGGGCTGTCACCCTCCCCATGGTCACAACCTTGTAGCGAACGGCTGTGAGGTCGGCCAGCAGCTCTGCGTCGGGCGGCAGGGCGATCGGGTCGGGGTTGGTGGGGTCCAGCGCCTCGCGCAGCTTCCAGTACATTTCCGCGCGCTTGTTGCGAAAGCGCAGGTTCCCGGCCACGGTCAGCTGCCCGGAAGCCTCTGAGCCGTTCACAGCAAGCACATTCAGGTTCAAGCCTTTGATGAAGTCCAAGGCGCTGGAGCCAATGCCGATGGAGTCCACGCAAATACAGGCTCCGTCGCGCACATAGGGCACCACGAACGCAGCCGCTGTGGGGCCGTCCTTCGTGACGATGCCGGGGGCAGTTATCAGCCTGTCGAACCACTGGCCATGCCTACGGGCAAGCGTGCTCTTGTCGATGCCACCGCGCGCAGGGTCGAAGCCTATGGCTGTCATGGTGCCCTTGGCCTGCTTTTCGGCCCAGCGCGCCTGTGCCGCCTTCACCCATTCGGTGGGGATGGTTTGCCATGCAGGGTCGGCAGCGCCAGCCTGGAAGTCCCCGCGCAGCATCTGCGAACGCAGCGGCTCTGGCAGCGCCCGTAGAGTCTCCTTGTAGCCCGTGGACAGCAAAAACAGGTTGTCATCCACGCTGGAGGGGATGAAGGTGCGGCTCTTGGGCTTCACCATGTCCGCGCCAACCATCACCGGGTCGCCGTTCGGCACTTCGCGGTCCTCACCCTTCTCGTCCGACACGTACCAGCGCAACTCGCCGGGCTTTGCGGGATTGGGGTGGTTCGGGTCCAGCCATGCAGCCCAAAAGCGCTTGACCCACTCACCTTCGGCGGTGGTGGGCGGGTTGCCTGCAGCCACCACGCGCTGGCGAATGTCGGGCTTGTCCGTGCGCAGCCAGCCGATTAGCGTGCGGAATTGGCTCTCTGTGAAGTGGCAGATTTCATCGAACAACTTTGCGTCGTGTGGGCGGCCTTGGTACTTGATCCAGTCGCCCGGCTCTTTCACGCTGCCCAGCTCCATGACTTTGTTGCCTGGTAAGCGCCACACACCATCCTGGCTGTTGTAGCCCTTGCGCGTGCCAAGAATCGAGGTCATGCGTTCCTCAATGCCGGTCAGCTGCACGGCCTCGCGCCGGAAAATGATGCTGTGCTCCTGCGAAGTGAGGCACAGGCCCAGCAGCAGGTCGGTCTTGCCGCCACCTGCAGCGCCACCGTAGAAAACAATGTCGGCTTGGCTCAGGTAGGCCATGAGCTGGGGGCCGTCTTGTGGAACCCAGATAGGCGCGCCACCGGCCAGCAAAAAGGCGTCGAGCTCCTTCTTCGCTTCCGGGTCCATCGCCTGGATGGCGGCCATCATCTCTGCGGTGCTCAGTCGCAGGGTTGGCTCGGAGGGTGGCGCCAGCTTCATTTCGTGGCCATCTTCTTTGCCAGCGCAGCGGCCAGGGCCTGCAGCGCTGCCGGGTTGTCGTTGATGGCACGGGAGAGGCGAACAGCACGCTCGGCGTCCGTCATGTCTTTGGTGACGGTCTGCACGGGGCCGAGGTCATCAGCTCCGCCAATGGCCACCTTGTCGCCGTATTTCTTCGGGGCCATCTTGCTGGCCAGCCACTTGCGTGCTTCAACGCGCAGCTTGGAACGCTGAATCACCTCGGAGTCGGTCTTTTCGTTGCCCTCGGCGTCCAGGTAGGTATCACTGCGCCCATCATCGGCAATGGCCAGGATTTCCTCGGCCAGCTTGTCAGCCTGAGCCTCGCGCGCGCGCGCATATTGTTCGGAGAACTCGGGTCGGCTGCCATCCAGCCAAGCCATGAT